AGTAGTGAACTCCCTTTAAGATAATCAAATCAAACAAGATAACATGGAAGCTAAAAAAGGTCAAATATATGAAAGTGCGATAAATGAAATTCGTGGAGGGAACGCTCTACCACCAGATCTAATGAACAAGTTCCTAAAGATAGCTGACAAAACATTACATGGTTACACAATAACATCTAAGAAAAGAAATGTGGAGAAGATCTACAAGCAATGCACCTGTGATATAGATTTCCACAAGAACATTGTTTCATTGGCAGAATCAATACTGCACACACCACCAAATCCTAGCCAAATTGATATTGTTGTGACTATTATTGGGTTACTTGAGCTATCTAGGCATGACAAGCTCATGCAACATGTGAATGAGCTTCTCCAAGTTAACGGATACACCTTACTAGGTTACGATCAGCCAATACGTGAAATATTCCCAAGTGTTGATAGCATCTTGACACCAGATATCTACTTTTCAGTAGGGGACGAGACATATGTTTTAGAGCTAAAAGTTAGAAACAAAAAGACTGACCTGTCAGCATATTATAATAGATATAAGCAAGCCCTTGCTGGAACCAACATTCTTGTTGGTGTATTCAATGTTTCAGATTCTGGTTTTGTTGAAATGGGTGATTTTAAATTATCTGAGATGATAAACATCGATATAGAAACAATTGGAGATGTCATGTACTGCATAGAGCTATGCCATCAATTGAGAAATAAGTATAGTAGATATCCAGAGTTTTCCTTTTACATGCAGGATAGTCTAATGGGTGATAACCATGAACCATTTATGGATGCTGGATTCAAACAAATGGTCATCACCCACAAAGATTATGATGAAATAAGTTACCTCTTTGGTGATAGATGGCAGCAAGTGTTACACGATACTGATAACATCAGTTTATTAACCAACTCTGATATGACCACTGAATTGCTGATTGATGCTAAAAAAGATTTGTACCAAGATTGTTCTATGAGATATAATGACTTTATGGATCACTTTGTTGGTAAATATTTAAAAACTGATTCATACAACAAAACTGAGCTAAAAAATCCCAATCTGACAAGTATCTTAGATAAGAAGAACACAGATGCATATAACATAACTAAGAAGTACAAACCATCAGTCTACATACCCATAGCAAAAACAGTATTCTTAGATAAATTTAATTTTAAAAGATTAGATTTCTATAAATCAGCATTTGTTGGTATTTCTCAGCACGGTGACTCGTATACCAAATCAGTCATTAATTTAATAGATGCTGTATTTAATACAGTTGCAGTTGACCTATTGATCAAGAAAAATGATGAGATAGATCCAGCAATATATCGGGAAGTACTAACACCTGAATTCTCCAAGTACGTTAATGATAGGAGTCAGAAATTCAAAAAGATAGCTAATATATCAAACATCACGAGTGACACAAGCATCCTAAATAATAATACTTTCTCCATTCACCACAGAGTGGATAAGCACATGAAGGATAATATATGTGGATTTACAAACAAGCATTATGATAGTGACACACCAAAAAAAGATTGCCTGTCGATTAGTGCCTGTGAGGATGATGTGATAGATTTAATAAAAACGATGGAAGAAATATTTAACAGTAAACATTATGAAGGTGTGTATGCCAATGACCTTGTAACACTGGAAGCTGATAATATGAATAGTCACTTTTGTGATCTACCAAGTGTGTGTAAGACAAAGTACCTAGACCATCTATATAGCCAACATAACATATTTAAAGCATTGATATCTCTAAATACTGTCAACTCACATAAATTCCGATTAGTCCAAACAGCTGATCCATGCACGTTACTCATAATGCTTCCAAATGCTGACACCCTTAAATCAGCACCATTGCGATATCTAGCATTAACCATCATAGAGAAAAAAGATAATGTCAGTTACCACGCAAATAGATTACTTGGTATCGCACATGATCTCTTAATAGGTAGAAATTATAATATAATATTATCAAAGGTCATAAGCCTTGATGTTACAAGATTAAAATTACTTAACCATTCATTTGCTAAGTATTGTCTTGTGATGACATATTATAACAACCTTAAAAAGGAGTTAAGACACCAGACACATTTCATAACCTGGATATTATGTCAATTTGTCACAATATCATCACTGAGCATAACAGATACATATAAGAATTTCATAATGGCAATATATTCAGATTATTCAAATATAGACAATCTAATTGAGGATAAATTGGAATCTAGACCGACAACATTAGGACATGTATTTATACTTCAGAAGTGTTTCCACGGTATAAGTCAGGCAGCACACCAATTAAAGGTTATCAATAAAAATAAGAATATTGAAAATATTGATGATCGTGGTGACTTAATAGAGACTGGCTTTAATAATAATCTATCCTTGAAGCTGCCCATTTCAGGTATAAGTGTCAACAACCCTAAAGAAATAATACATGAAGCATTCATGCTCTTTTATCTTGGAAATAAGGGACTACATGGATCACCACAAGAGCTTTTAAAATTGTATTATACACCATACAAATTTGAGACAGAATATACACAAACTTTAAAAGACTACAGAACAATTATTCAAGAATATGGCAACACATCAAATATGTCATTTTCTTATGATGTGATGAGAAAGACATCATTAGCAGCATATTCTAATATATATAACAAAAAAGATATGGTTCGCCAATCTATATGCAATGAATTAGAATTGGATAAACCTATGCTATCCATCAAACAATTTTCTTCAACAAAATCAATGGTTTCTAATTTGAAACAGAATTTAGAAGAACCCCCTAGGAAATTGCCAGATAGCATAGATATTTATTCTCTTGAAAGGATATTAACTGAAAGCATCATCGAGGATGAACATGATTTTATGAGGTTCATCAATTCCGAAGTCTACAGGATCAACACTAAACGATTACAAGAGGAATCTGCTAATAATAAAATCAAAGAAGAACGGAAAGAAGTGACATTGTTGCCTGAAATTTATATTGAAGAGCTTAAGGGTGTTAGATTTATGAAGATCAAGCGACATGCATACACAAGAATGCTAAATGGAGATTATATCAATCAGAGAAATGCAAAAGTTTTCGATGAATTCTTTAGACTAACTGAGGAATACAACCTGCAAACATTAAAGGATGCTTACAAGAATTTAATTCATGATGATGAACTCTTGATACGAATATTTTATAAAGATCAAAGAACTGCTGATGATAGAGAAATATATACTGGTAATGCACAAACAAGGCTCTGTTTATATCCAGTTGAAAAGACGTATAAGGCCATATGCAAGCATATACCAGGTGAGGCAATAACCATTAGTGGTGATCAGAAACAAAAAAAACTCCTTGAACAGAGGTTGTCATTAATAAAAGAAAAGAAACAAAAGATACGAGATAAAAAAACAGCAGAAATCTACTCTGTATCATCTGATGCATCCAAATGGTCTGCGAGGGATATATTCCTAAAGTTTATAGTAACTATATCAACAAACCCATATTTACACCCGAATGAGAAATGGTTCTTAATATTTTTGTGTTTTAGGTATTACAAAAAAAACATAGTTTTAACTGATGCAATATTCAATGATATGATTAATCTAGCAAAAAAGGACAAACAAGGTCCATATGAAGAGATGACATCAAGCTTCTTTAGTAATCACTTTACAGTTAGAAGCAACTGGTTACAGGGGAATTTCAATATGATCTCATCTTTCGTGCATCACTGCTCAACAATCTATACAGAGACTATGCTAAAGATATTTTCAGATAGGAATTCCATAGAATGTTCTATGACTTCAATGGTACATTCAGATGACTCAACTTATGATTTCTTGATTTGTGATGGTGGGAATAGGAATAAGTGTAAATATATAGAGGATAGAAACATAGGGAAACTGATAATAGCTTTAATAACATATTCAAATAGATTTCACTGCATAACACTGAATGAAAAAAAGACTTATATCAGCACTTTTTATAAAGAATTTTTATCCACAATCATAGTTGGAAATGAGCTTTTTTTCTTTTATTTAGCTGATTTGTTACCACTTTCCTCAGACACCAGTTACACATCACCACTACAAGATCTGGCATCATACTCAGGATATATAAACAATTCATTCTCACATGCCTGCCCGAGAAGCATGATTAAAGTGGCTGTGACATTGATAAATCATCTCACATTATCTACATATAATATGCAATACACCTCTGATAAAAACCCCAGGCTGAATATCGATTCTACTGATCTTCCTATACAGATCTATCCAAGATACAAAGTACCAATAGATATGGCTGGTATGATCCCATACTACTCTGCGGATGCATTTAATATTCTAAATGATATCATTTACAAACTTGGGAAACATGATAAGCTCCAATCTGAATTGGTAGAAGATGTGTTGACAGAAAACCTGATATCTGATTATATTAATATCATAAAGACAAATTCACCATCTGTAATGACTTACATAAAATCCTGTATATTATGCATGGATTACTCACAATATGAAAGAGATGATGCTGATCCATATAATATAATTGATTATGATCTAAGCCAAAAATCAATCATAAATGTTATAAGCCTCAATAAGGGTATGAGGCTAAAGAAAACATACACCTATCAGAAGTATTTAGAATCTGAAAGTAAGGTCCGCTTACAAGCTGCCATACATCCTGAATGGTGTGTAAAAAAACCAACTGATCCTGAGTTAATAAAATCCAATATACTACAAAATTATACCAACCCCAATTTCAGAGATGGTTTAATATTCTCAACACCAGCTATAGATTATGGAAGAAGAGTCATTAGTTCTAATAAAAGTATGTACACCATAAGTTCTCATATTATGGAGAAAGATAGCGCAAAAAACATTAAAACAGTATACAGCGATTTGAGTAAAAGAATTAATGAAATCGATGTGAATGCAAGGGATCTACAAAGATATTTAAGCTTATACCTACTTAGTGATAAAAAAATATCTATGGCCATCCAAGTGTACTATTCTAAAGTGGAAACTGTAACCATGGCAAGACCATCATATAACAAGGTGATACAACCAAGGAGTGTATACTCAGAAGATTTTGGCAAATACTCCAACACATCACTCATTGAATCTCTATTGACATCTAGATACTGTAAAATCACCAATATGGATCCTAAGGCTGAAAAATTTGTAGATATATGTGACTATGTACTGGAAAGAATAGGACAACTTAAAGTTTATGAGACATCTGAAGACATCGACCAAGATTATATAAATTACTTTAACTTCAAATACCCTAATAGTGAGCATGTCACAATAGATGTTGAAACAATCAGTGATCTCGGTGATGCCAGTTTAAAGGTGTATAACAACAAACTAAAATTCATGTCGCTATTGGTCAGGTACTTCAATGACATTAAGAAGACAATAGAAAATCCTAAATACAACATACCAAATTATCCATCACCATCATCCCTAATCATGACAATAGATTCACTGTTAAAAAAAGATGAGATTAGCACTAAAGTGTACCTATCAAACATCAAAACCACTAAATATGATGACTACCTACTCACAAGATTTGGAATGTATGCACATAATGATTTCCATATCAAATTCAAGCTAGGTTACAAAGTGAAGATTGCATCTAGTATGAAAATATCTCACACCTTACAAACATATAAAGATACTTATGAACCAATGGCATTTGTCACAAAGTTAATATCACGTAATCTGGAGCTTTTCAATGACCTCAAAGATGAAGATGGTTTCACAACAGGGCATTATAAGTTTAAAGAAATGGTTAATGTTCTGGAGAATAGCAAAGATATAAATAGTACAGCTATGTTGCTAATGCTGGGGAAAATTCAAACACCAAGATTCATGATATCATTATTAAATGATAATAGAGTTTACAATCACTGGCTAATACCAACAAATAGTATAATTGAAGATCCAGATGCATCATTAGTGTATTACCTGTGTCAAGGCAACATTATGAAAGTGAGAACATTCACACAGAATGGTAATGTGATATTCACAATGACATATTATAAGTATTTAAATCGAGACTTGGGAGCAATGGCCAGCATAAAGAAGAAGATAGCTTCAGATTTTGTTGAGTTATTAAGGAAATCAAAGATTACTGATAGAGTAGAGCCTACATCTAGATACTCTGTGTATAATATCAATGAATATGGGAGATACACAGAGTATTTAGGACCAAGGGTCTATAATGTTTGTTTGATACAATATGCTAGATTGAAGGAAATAGAACCATTTTACACTGAAATAGATGATAATGTTAGATTGATATTAAAGGTCACATCTGACTATGATTCATACGAATTTGAAATTAGGATAAGAACATATATAGATGATGAATATTATCTAAACTGCCTATTAGATAATCTGGATGTGAAGGGTGATAGCATATTGGGCTATCTTTGTGATGGGTTGCTGTTCCACAAATATCCTGATTACCTAAAGAATGTATTACCATTGCTAGGACCAAATCATATGATATCGATAATGGGTAATTACACAGATTCTGATTGCATTAGCGACAACATAGATGTGAACAAATACGGGTTCTTGATTGAAATAAGTAATTATTTTAGGGATAACAACAACTTATACATGGCTAATGTGTGTGAAACACTTCAATTGGTTGCTTTAGAGAACCATATAGATATCACTGGGAAAAGAAACCCAGAGAAATTCATAAATAGTTGTGGGAAAATAAAGCTAAACCCTTTCTGTCATGATTACGTCATGTCTAAGTACAAGGCAGATGAAGAACCACCATACTTCAAACTATTTAAGTTAGTGATGAGATATAGACACCATAATAAACCTGTGGAAAAGATGATTATTTATATAGTTCTGATATTTAGGTTTTACATCCATGATTATATAGTTAGTGATGCAGACTTTGAATATTGATGAGTTAGCATGTAGTTAGGGTATAAATAGTGATACACATGTTCCTTATAATTCCTCAATCAATATATTAGAGGTGGAAACCTTAATTTGTAAATTTATTTATTTGCTTAAAACATTGATGAATTAAAGGGAGAACACTACT